GGCCGGTAAGGGGTTAATTTATGGTATTTCAAGTAAATGGTATAAACTGGCCTGCTCCTTTAATGGAAGGTTATCAGGTCATCGAAAATCCAAACGTAGCAGAGGGGGCGGCACGTGATGCCGCTTCCGCTGACGCTCTGATAGACTTTGTAGCGTATGTAGGTCAATTAGTCGTGCCGTACGCCTATCTATCTTCATCGCAGGTACAAGCAATGTATGACAGCTTAGCACCGCATACAGTGCCGGTTACGTTCTTTAACATAAACAGCGGACAAACAATAACGCAGGACTTTTACTTTGACAAATTCCAGTCAACATTTGCCGCTGGCAATCCTGATGGCGAATACTGGGTAAAAGACGTTACAATCACATTTACAGGAATTGAGGGATATACACGATGATAAGCGCATCAACCAACTTTGAAACCGCCATACGCCAAAAAATACGGCGAACAGGTGCAAAGGTTCAGCTTGATGTTATAACGCCGTCTGCTATTCCCAATGATTGGAACACAGCAAATCAAGCGCCGTACTCTGAGCCTACACAAACAACTAACAACGTCCTTGACTGTCAGAGGCGTGTAGCGACTTGTGAACCTAACAAACTAAAATTAGACGGACTCACGACGGTAGAAACAGCTGATGAAGTTGGTTTTGTCAGCAGTTCTTTAACAGACGCAAACGGAGACTTGCTTATTGGTTTTGATGTTGGTTTATCGAGCGTTGTCAACTGTAAAGGCCTTACAATATTTTTCGATAGGCTTGACGGCGAATACCCTGTAGACTTTGATGTTAATTTTTACAACTTAGGATCTCAACAAGGCATGTTCGAATACCGGGACAACACCGAACCTTATATAACTATATACGATGAAACATTAAACATTGACAGGGTTCAAATTGTTATTTATACCTGGTCAGAACCATTTCACAGGGTCAAAATATCAGAAATAGCGTTTGGAGTCATTGAGGAATGGGGCACAGGCACACGGTCAGGGTTAATAGAATTGATTAACACGTCTGAGATTGACATCAAAGGTGAATCGTTGCCGTATGGCGATGCCGTTGCTAAAATAGATAATCGTGGGCAAGAATTTAACGTAATCAATCCGTCGGGCGTTGCTAAGTACTTGCGTGAGGGCGCAAAGATGCAGACGTTCCACGGCGTAAAGGTCAACGGCGATTATGAGTTTATCAAAACAGGAACTTACTTCTTCAAGAAGTGGGAAGATTCCGGCAACAACGCTGTTAATTTAACGGCAGTTGATAGACTTGGATTCTTTTTCGACAAAGCTGTCAGATTAATGTATGTTGGCGGCAATACAAATATTGGCAACTATACGATGCAACTATTCTTGGAAGCTGGCGCTTACGCTTATTTCGACGAAAATACAATGTCAGAAACAACGTCACTTGTGCCACGCAAAGAATACGAACCAACGTTCGGCGATGAACTACAAAAGATAGCGCAATATTTAATGCAAGTAGTTGTTTGCGACACCGACGGAACTATTAAATTTGCAACAATAGACGATGTTTTAGAGTCGGACATTCCGCGCGCACTGTCAAAAAAAGATCCAGAGATAAAACAAGGCGAGCAGATTTCCAGCGTTGATATTTCTTACTACACACGCTCGCAATCAACAGCACGTGAGGAATTTTTCAGTGCGACATACACTGTCAGCGGCACTCTTTACGTCGAAATAGACGTAGGGTATGAATATGACGGCTTTAATATTTCCGTATCAGCTGGAACATACAGCACTCTTAGCCCTTTATACGGTAAATTATCGGTTAATCTATACCACACAGGAGACGTTACTCTAAGCGTTGCAGGCTATAAAATAAACTATCAGAAAACAGTCTTATCGATTGACAACACGGAAAATACCGACCCGAACGCTAAGCGAATAACAGTTGACAATAAGCTTGTAATGAGCGAGGCAAAAGCCATAGAGATTGCAAACTGGACAATTGACGCTTACAATAAATGGTATAAATACTCTTGTAATTGGATAGGCGATCCACGCATTGAAGTTGGCGATAACGTCAATATAGGCAACCGTTACGGCGCAGACCAACAAGCTATTGTCACTAAAAAAGAGCTAAGGTTTACAGGTGGATTGTCAAGCAACATTGAGGGGGTGGGCAGTTGATTATCAAATCATGGGTATACGGTCAAACAGTAGAGCAACCTGACATAGAATTAAACAGGATAGAACAAAACACATCTGACACTATTACCGGATTATCTTGGGTTGATTTTCCGGCAACCACTCACAAAACAGACAGAGTAAAAGAAGATTACATTTCCGCAAGCGAACTAAACAACATTGAGCAAAACTGCAAGTTAATAGCAGACAAATACTATCTGCCTTTTTCCGAAAAAGTATTTGCTTCTAAATCAAGCTTGCTTCATTCAGACTTTAACAGGTGGGAACAATCAATAGGCAACGTGCAATGGATTGTTGATTTGGTCAGCAACCAACTAGAGCATTGCGGTACGTTTAATTGCGGACAAGGGGGGCTTATATGAGCTATGTTAAACAAACTTGGGTAGATAGAGCAGTAGAGTTTTTCAGACGATTTACTTACACAGACGATGGCACACACCTGACACTTACAGAAGCGCCGGGCACTATAACCAACGCTGGCACGCCACTTGATTCAACCAGATTAAACCACATGGAAGAAGGCATATATGACGCTCACGAAAACATAGGCGACAGGCAATACACGGAAGAAAACTATGTAGTAAGTGGCGAAACGATAACAGAAAGTGTTAATAAGCTTGACACTAATCTTAATTTGGTTCTACCAATTTCAAGTGGCGCAGGGTTTCACAACTCTATATTCAGGGGTAAATATTTAGGTTCGGCTGTCACAACAGAGCAATACAATGCCATTTCAAGCGGCACATTTGACGACCTATATGTTGGCGACTATTGGACTATCGGTGGAATTAATTACAGAATAGCTTGTTTCAATTATTACCACAATACAGGCGATACAGCGCTTACCGCTAATCACGCTGTAATAGTGCCAGACACAGTACTGTATAATCATGTGATGAATGACACTAACATTACAACAGGTGCTTATGTTGGCAGCAAAATGTATGTATCTGGGTTAAATAGTGCAAAAACCACCATAAATAACGCCTTTAGCGGTCATGTGGTAAGTCATAGAAACTATTTACATAATGCGGTAACCAGTGGGTATACAAGTGGTGGATCGTGGTATGACTCAACGGTAGAACTGATGACTGAAGCTAATGTATATGGCACTAAGCATTATGGCAACGCAACGCAAGGGACTAGCTTGGCGAATAATGTATATGTGGATAAATCGCAATTCCCACTATTTGCATCAAACCCACAATCCGTGAATACGAGGCAATCCTATTGGTTGAGAGATGTTTCATCATCGACGACCTTTGCCGGTGTCACCGGCGGCGGTCGTGCCGGCTACGCCAGCGCTTCTGCCTCTATTGGCGTGCGTCCCGCTTTCTGTATATCTTAAATTGAACCCCTTTACGGGGTGAAAATAATTAAAACATTTTACAAAAGGAGAAATTAAGTGTCAGTCGTAAAACGAAAAAGAAAAGAATCTCAATTTGAGGTGTTTCATCATTTTTATAAAGTCAGAAAAGAGATAACAGACTTGCTTTTGAGAGATTTTGGCTACAGTAGTAAGAAGTCAGAAGAATATTTAGCAAAAACATTTGGGAAACGACCATATCATGAATTAAACGATGCGGAAAAGAAGCATTACGATGATAGGAAGGAAAAGACAAACTCGTTTGAAGAATGGTTTATCATAGACCAGAGAGATTCAGTTATGGACTGTCTTAGAAGTGTTCAGGAACACATTTTTGTAGCCAACAGCATTTATCCTCACTATAAAGAAGAATTGATTGAAAGGCGAATACATCAGGATAGGGCGATAGGTCAATGCAACAGATTACTACAAGAGCTTCAATATGCAATTGAAACGCTACCAGTTGATATTGATAAGTACTTACGTTTTTCAGATGGAATAGAAAAAGAGATATCTTTGATAAAAGGATGGAGAAAGTCTGACAACAAGTTTGCTAAAAATTTTAACAACTAATCCATGGGGTATTTTCTAATATCATCGACGAACTTTGCCAATGTCAACAACAACGGTAATGCCAACAACAACAACGCTTCTACCTCTATTGGCGTGCGTCCCGATTTCAATTTTGCAATTAAAAAGGCATTTGACCGATTTGCATTAAAGAAAGGAGAAAATATCCTTCCGTATGGTAAATACTAAACATGACGCTACTTCTTACGAGAATTGTAGCTGTGAGCATGAAACATTTAATTCTAATAATCTTTATAAAGCTTATAAAAAGACCAAGAAGAATAGTGATTGGAAAGCCTCTGTTCAAAAATATGAAATGAGGTTTTTGCCAGAAATATCAGAAACTTATAAATCTATAAAGAATCGAACGTTTGAATTGTCTGATGGTTCAGAATTTATATTAAAAGAAAGAGGGAAAACAAGATTAATAACAGGAGAGCACATAAGAGACAGGGTGGTTAAAAGTTGTCTATGCACAGAAGAGTTGATTCCTGTAATAAAAAAATACCTTATACATGATAACGGAGCAAGTTTAGAAGGTAAGGGTATTGGCTTTACAAGGGATAGGTTTGAAAGACATTTAAGACGATTTTACTCTAAGCACGGTAGCAACGATGGATATATATTGTTAATAGATTTCAGCAAATACTTTGACAATATAAGACACGATTATTTTCTAAAAATATTTGAAGAAATAGGAATTAAAAATGACGCTTTATGGGTTCTTGAAAAAGCTATTGAAAAGTCTCGGGTAGATGTTTCCTATATGAGTGACGAACAATATTCCGTATGCATGCAAGAATTATTTAACTCTTTAGAATATCAAAATATAGATAAAGCGTTATGTGTTGGCGGCAAAATAATGGACAAGCATCTTAATATAGGCGACCAAGTAGCTCAGGTTGCTGGCATAGCTTATCCTAAAGACTTAGACAACTATATAAAAATTGTTAAGGGCGTAAAGCTATACGGCAGGTACATGGACGACAGTTATGTAATTCACCAAGATAAAAATTATTTAGAATCACTGCTAAAAGAAATAGTCGAGGAATCTACAAAAATAGGAATCACAATAAACGCTAAAAAGACAAGAATTTGCAAATTATCAAGTTGTTGGAGATTTTTGCAAATACAATATTCGCTAACAGAAACAGGTCGAATTATAAAGAAAATAAATCCCAAAAGACTAACAGCAATGCGGAGAAAAATGAAAAAGCTTGCACCTGTTTTATACAAAAAAGATTTTGAGCGTTTATTTACATCGTGGTTCAACAATCACTACAAACTAATGAGCAGACAGCAACGAACAAATATGAATAATTTATATAACGAATTAAAGGGGGTCAATCAATGTACCACATAAAATTGGCAGACGGAACAATTATAGAAAACCTTGAATTAAACGGAAACAATTATATTGCCAGACAAGTTATTGAAGATTCAATTTTTGAAAATAACTTGTCCTTGGTAGAAATATCAGACGGAGAAAAAATAGAAACATATCAAGACATGAAACTGCTGTCCAATATTATTCGTGACGGAAAATCATGGATAGTATTGGGGCAAAAAACGCAAGAAGAAATTGAGAATGAACAGTTAAACCAATTGTTGGCAGATTTAACAGAAATAGTTTTGTTGTCAGGAGGGGATGCTAAATGAGCGATGCTGAAATTAGGTTGTATAAATTTTTAGTGAAAATGAAGCGTATTACAAAAGAGGAATACAAATCTATCACAGGAATTGATTATTCAGACTGAACCAAATTAAGATTAGAACCATAGGAGGTTTTCATATGTCGATTACATCAATTAAAAACTCAATTCTACTATTCTTATCAGCAGTAGGCGGTATCGCCTCAGTATATTTCGGGGGGTGGGATTCGCTTATGCAAGCACTTGCTTTTGTCATGGCAGCAGACATTTTAACTGGACTTGCTATCGCTTGTGCTTGGAAAAAGTCGAAGAAAACCGAAACCGGAACAGTATCAAGCAAAGCCATGTTGCAAGGGCTTCTCCGTAAAGGTGGAATGCTTATTGTGATTATGGTAGCGGTCAAACTTGACGAATCAATGGGCATGGGTGGCGCTCTGAGGACGGGCACGATAGTATTCTTCACAGGCAACGAAGGCATTTCACTCATTGAAAACGCCGGTATGATGGGGCTGCCTATTCCAAAGAAAATGAAGTCAATATTTGAGCAGTTAAGGGAGGAAAAAGATGATTAAGATTTGTTTTGACGGTGGTCATGGTCTGAACGCCAACAAGGGCGTAAACGGTTATTACGAGGGTAATCGAATGTTTGTTCTCATGAACATGTGCGCTGAGGAACTCGGAAAGTACCAAGGCGTAGAGATTAAGACTACAAGAAAATCAGTACAAGACGATCCGTCGCTTTCTGCACGTGGTAAGATGGCGGCAGGTTTTGACTTGTTCTTGTCACTTCATTCTAACGCAATCGGTCTATCTGGTTCATCTGCTACACGTGGCTCAGAGATTTACGATTCTGTTACAAAACCCAACAGATCACTTGCGCAGAAACTTGTCAACGCTTCCGCTTCTCTGATGGCTACACCTAACAGGGGCGTAATGACACGCAGAGGATTAAACGGAGATTACTACGGTGTAATGAGAAACGCTATAAAGGCAGGCTGTAAATCTGCAATGCTTATTGAAAACGGTTTTCACACCAACGCAGTAGATGCCGCTTGGCTATCAAAAGATTCAAACCTTAGGAAACTTGCTAAAGCTTTTGCTCAAGAAATAGCAGCTCATTACGATCTGTTTATTGAACCTGACGAACCGGCAATATCCGCAGGTGAATACTACTCTATCGTAAACGGTGATACGTTCTGGGGCATCGCTGGCAAGGTCTATGGGGACAACATGAGATACAAAGAACTGATGGCTCTTAATCCGTCTGTTAATCCTGATAACTTGCAAGTTGGCGAGCGTATCAAAATAAGCGAGGGCACTTCACCTGTACCGCCACAGCCCAACACAGGCAATGTTCCGTATATGGTAAAGGTCACAGCAACAGCGCTAAACATACGAGCAGGCGCAGGAACTAACTACAAGATTACAGGCGTGATTAGAGACAAAGGCTCATATACAATTGTCGATAAAAAGGGCAATTGGGGTAAGCTGAAATCTGGCGCAGGGTGGATTTACCTATCCTACACAAAAGAAATAAAATCTCAATAACAACGGTCTGAGAGGGGTAAAACCCTCTCTTTTTTTGTTTTGCCTATTGCAAATAGCAATAACGTATGATAGAATGTAATAGAAAGGTAGGTGATAACATGAACTTCAAGTACAACCAGACGGAGCTTGGCGAAATCTTAGGTCTAAAACAGTGCAGTATTTCTCAGAAGATCAAGAAATGCAATTGGAAACTAACAGAAATAGCGCTCTTAATGCAGGCAGGAGCAATCGAAGAAAGCGAGGTCATGGAATGGCTCAGAACGTACAAGAAACACTGATGGCGTTTGTCTACATAGCAGGAATGGCAGGAATGTTCTTTTTTGCGTGGTCGGCGCTGATGTGCATTGTAAAAGCAATTGAAACAGCAATGGGGGTAAAATTTGATGAACTTATATGAAATAGATGGGCGTATTGCCGGTATTCTCGAGTCAAGCGACGACGGAGAAATAACCGAACAGCAAATGCAAGAGTTGTTGAAACTGCAAGAAGATGAGGCGTTCAAAGCGGAAAACACCGCAAAATACTTAAAAAACCTAATGGCAGAATCGGCAGCAATCAAAGCAGAAATAGACGCACTAACTGCAAGGAGAAAAGTCAAAGAAAACGCAGTCTCTAACGTTAAGAAATACCTGCTAAACTTCCTTAAGATGAAAAATGTCAAGAAGTACGAAACAGCAACGTTCACCATCAGGCTACACCCGTCAGACAAATTTGTAATAGACGACGAAGAAGTTTTGACAAGGTTTGCAAAATCTAACGACCTGATTAAAGTAGAAGAAACGCTCATGGTTGCCGAACTAAAAGCAAAAGCAAAAACCGAACCAGTGCCCGGCGGTCACATTGAAAAGAACGAAAGTTTAGTAATTAAGTAAGGAGAAAGCCATGTATTCATTAGCAGAGAAAATCTTCCTCATTCAAGCACAATCGCCATACATGAAAAAGGACGCAAAAGCATACAACTTTAACTACACAAATGAAGAAACTGTGCTGTCTTGGCTTAAACCAGAACTGCAAAAGTACGGACTTACAATCACGCCGGAGATTGAGTCACACACCATCACAGTAGACCTTGTTACTAAAAAGATAAAGGGTTCAATGGAAACTAAGTCAGAGTATTTGTATAGTGGTCAAGGGCATATGGTGGTTCGTGATTTTGACAGCAAAGAAGAAGTCAGAGTGCCGTGGTCATTTATTGGTGCAGGCGAAGATCCTGCTCAGGCTTACGGCTCAGCACTCACTTATTGCAATCGCTACTTTATGCTTAAGTATTTCCAGGTGCCAACAGGCAAGGACGATCCTGATTCATGGCGATCACAGCAAGAAGAAAAAGCCGATCCAGTATTAACAGCAACACAACGCAACAAGATCGGTGGTCTTGTCAAAACAGACGAAGATAAGACAAAGCTAAAACAAATCATAACCGACTTAGGATATCAAAAACTCGCAGAAGTAAAACAAACAGATTTCAACAAGCTGCTAAAACTTTATTCAACAGCTGATAATGAATTCCCACAAGAACTGCCGGAGGTGCTTAAATGAGAATCAATTCTAAATATCCAACAAAAGTCAAATTTGTTAAAAAAAGAACAACGCAAGGTGGAGCGCCTATTACTTCATTCTCGGTAGGCGAGAAAATCAAAGGAACTGACAACTACGTCAACTTCAATTGCACTGTATTTGAGGATTTGCCATTATCAGACGGTGATGAAGTAGTGTTTACCGATATTTCATCGGTAGAGCACCGCTCTTACCCTACCAGAACAGGCGGCACAGGCATAAGCTACGACATTATCTGCAAGGTAAAACTAACTGATTACAATCCAGACGCAAACGTCAACAACGAGCCAGACGATACAAGTCTGCCGTTCGATTTGTGAGGTATATTATGAAAACGTTTTTACTTATTACTTCAATTATCTCTTTTATAATAACAATTGCCAGTTTTGTATATTTATGGATCCTATATAAAGACTGGCTAATCGTTTCAACATTTGTTTGTTTTGCCAACACAATACACTTTACAAGTTTTTATCTAACAGAAAAGGAGAAATACAATGGTTAAAGTAGGCGATAAAATAAAGATTGTTAATGCAAAACTTTCAGGTGGACGATACAAAAATGGCGATGTTTTCACTGTTCTTTCAGTGAAAGAATATGGAATAGTTTTTGTCAAAGAGCATGACCAATGCATATGGGATTCAGAATACGAAGTTGTAGAAAGCGAGGACAAACCAATGGTTAAAGTAGGCGATAAGGTACGTTATAACGGCATAGGCGGTTCAAAAGGTGTGCTTAAAAAAGGTAATGTGTATGATGTAATTGCTCTGAGCACAACTATGAAAGATTGGGTTTACGTTAGGTCGGATAAAAAATCTGGTTATAACGGGATAAACGCAAGTGAGAAAATCGAACAACCATTCACTTATCTTGCAAAAAATGAATATGAGGTTGTTGAAGATAAAAGCCCTACATTGGTCGGCATACAATTTGAAAATCACAGATATATGGGTTATGAGTTATCTTCATTAAAAAGCATCCGGGAACCGGAAGACACTATTGAGTTTATTCCCAACATTCGAAAAAGCGACAAAGTAAAACTAATTGATAAGTTCTATGAGCATGAGGCGTTCAAGCGTCATAAGCGACACATAAGAAAGCAGATTGCAAGTCTTAAAGACACAGAGCTTGAAATCGGAGACATCAGAGCTTCAACAGGAAAAATAGACTATTCAATCCCCGTCGAACTACTCGAAAAAGTCGAGGAGTTGCCTAAGCCAGGCGATTTGTTTAAGGTGATAAACAAGGGAATCGGTTATCACCATTTTGAGACTGGTGAAGTTGTCGAATTTATTAAAGATGAAACTTTTATGGGTATGTATTTGTTGAGGGGATATTGCAAGTATCATGGTGGCGTTTACGACCAATTTGTCAGAATATCTGACATCGAGCCATACACCAAACACCGCTACACAGACGAACAAATAGCAGAAGCAGAGCAGATTATCGGCAAGATAGTTGCAGATTTTCCTAACGGCGTTTCGCTGAAGTTTAGAAAAGAAGGAATCAAAACTTATACTTATGTAGACGGAGTTAATTTTGATAGATTTGCTACGTGCTCCAAATCAGACGAATACAATCAAACAATAGGCAGAATGGTTGCGTTGTGTAAGCAAGTGCGCAGACCATTACCGGAATGGCTGTAACACAGTCTAAAACAGCGAGCAGGGCGCAAGTAGTATAACTTCATTACTTGCGCTTTGTCTTGCCTTAGAGAGGGCGTGAGAGCGTGAAAAAGCTAATCAACGGGAAACTAACAACACTACCCAAAGTACAACAGCTTCACAAATGCGAAATATGCAGACGAACGGCTGAATGCGTTATCCATCATGTGTATTTTGGCGGCAAGAACCGCAAGCAGTCAGAACGATATGGCATGTTGGCTTATTTATGTGTAACGTGCCACGACGATTTACACGCACACCGCACAGTGATAAACGGCAACGACTTTGACCAGCTGCTAAAAGCGCATTATCAACGCAAGTTTGAGCGTGTATGGAGCAGGTCAGAGTTTATCAAAGCGTATGGGAGAAACTATCGATGAATTTAACAAGTAAACGTGTCTGCTATACTCACTCAGTTTACGGCGGTCACTTGAAGATATTCGCAACACTAACAGAAGCGCAAGAAGCCGAATTGAACAAGCTTTACGATTATGCTAATACCGGCGGCGAAATAAGCATAGAAGTCAAAAAGAAAACAAGGAAACGCTCACTTGATGCTAATGCCTATATGTGGGTGTTGTTGCATAAAATGGCTGATGTGCTGAACACTACAAAGTTACTACGGCTCAAGCACCTACACTACCTCAGAAATGGCGAAGCTAATAGATGGCGTTGTGAGCGAGTGCAAAGAGTTAAACATTGAAACGCTAACACCTGACGAACTGGCAAGAATCAAATCTGAGTGGGGCATTTAGCTTCACTCTTTTTTTATTTGACACATCAATTTTAATATAGTACAATATAGACACATAAATTAGAAAGGCGGTGTAAATGTGAAAACAATAGCAGAGTTTTGTGAAATGTTTGGAATTACAAAAGCTACTTTCCATGCATGGGTAAACAAAGGACTGGTAAAAGTAGTGAGAATTGACAGAACAGTACGTATTACAGACGAAGAAATTGAAAGGTTAAAGAGAGGTGAATAACATGAGAGAATATAAATTCAAGGGCAAGCGTGTAGATAATGGCGAGTGGGCGTTTGGGTTTTATGTGTATATGGGGGTGAGCAGGCGAGGCACATCGCATTTGGAGTTTGCTCACATGATTTTAGATAGTTCAAGCAAAGACGCAGAGGGGTTAGTGCAGTATGAAGTCATTCCAGAAACGATAGGACAATTCACCGGCCTAAAAGACAGGAACGGCGTTGAGATTTATGAGGGCGATATTGTCAGGGAGCACGGGAACGACTACACGCCAATATATCAAAATGGAATTTATATGGCTTATAACGTGGATAAAAGAAACGATCCATATGTTTCAACTCAATTCAATGTTATATGGCGCAACGGTTGCGAAGTCATCGGCAACATACACGACAAGGAGTGATCTAATTTGGCTGATGTAAAGTGGATAAAAATGACCACAGACGTTTTTGACAATCGCAAAATAAGAATGATAGAAAAAATGCCTGAGGGTGACGCAATTGTGATTGTTTGGTTTAAGCTTTTATGTTTGGCAGGCTCAATTAACGATAACGGTTTAATGATGTTCACGCCAGAAATACCTTACACGGAAGAAATGATTGCAAGCCAATTTGACAGGCCTTTGCCGATTGTAAGACTTGCGCTTAAAACTTTTGTAAAATTTGGAATGGTTGATATAGTTGACGATATTTTGAAAATATCTAACTGGGAAAAGTATCAAAATACGCAAGGAATGGAACGTATTAGAAGTCAAACAAGAGCAAGAGTGAGCAAGTACCGAGAACGCAAGAAATTAGAATCAGGAGAAGCCGAAAATGACTGCAATGGCGATGTTCCAACCACATGTAACGTTACAGTAACGCAAGGTAACGCAACAGATAAAGAAAGAGATAAAGAATATATATATACACAGTTTGATAAATTCTACTCTTTGTATCCAAAGAAAGTTGGCAAACAGCAAGCGTTAAAAGCATGGCTTAAATTAAAACCTGATGAGGCTTTGTTTAACAAAATAACAGAATCAGTTAAACAACAGTCTCAGTCAGAGCAGTGGTTAAAGGACAACGGACAATACATACCTTACCCAGGGACATGGTTAAACGGCAGGAGATGGGAAGATGAGGTTAAAGGAAATGCAACAAGGTATAAGCAATTATAAGGATTTGCGAACAATCAACCCGCTGCACTACCCCAAGAACACAAACTGGATTATAAATCGTTGGTTGTTTCTGCACGACCTTGAACGTAAAAAACCGTTGCTGTTTGAAGAAAACAACTACTCCCTTGAATTAATCTACTTAGAGGTTTACTATAAACCTATCGCTAATGAAGCATTTATCCACGATTTTGAAAATGTTAGGAGTGTGAAATATCTTGATACCTGAATTTGTAAAAGCATTTGGAAAATCAATCCAGAAAGGCAACAACTTTGTCCTTAAAGTTTGCCCCATGTGCGAGGGTCAGAAAACATTTGAATTTGTCGGCACCGGCGGTCTTTGGAAATGCGAGAGCTGCACAAACGGAGACGTATACGATATAGCAAGCTTGCGGTCACGACTGTCTGAAACAGAACTATACGCTGGACTTGCAATTCCTGAACCAGAAAAGCCGTCTGGACTGATAGAAGTTGCATCTTATGTTCCACCGCCTGAACGAAACAGAATACCCACAGGATTTACAGCCCTTGACAGGACGCTGAACGGCTTAGGGCGTGGCGGGCTTACGGTTGTTACCGGCAAAACGGCAGGCGGTAAATCGACGTTCACAGGGCAGTTAGCGCTAAACGCAATACAGGCAGGGGAGAACGTTTGTTTTTATTCTGGCGAGCTATCGTCTGCGTTGTTTCAGAATTGGATCTTTTCGCAAGCTGCCGGTGCACAATACATGAAACCGATAACAACTGAATTTGGCAGAACTGATTTTGCCGTAGACGCTGAAGCTGAAAAATACATACGCACTTGGCTCAAAAACAGGCTTTACTTATACGATAATACTGACACCAAAATCATTTCTCAAAATGACATCATTTCAAAGTTTGAAGAAGCGCATAGATTTTACGGCTGCAACTACTTTGTTATTGATAACTTGATGACAGCAAAAACAGCCGCCGCCGGAGATAGAGACTTTTGGCGAGCGCAGGCGAATTTTACCAACGAAGTAAAAGCATTTACCAACCATCACGACGTTATCACGATTCTTGTCGCTCACCCGAAAAAAGGCAACGACGGCGAAAGCTATGAGGACATCAGCGGCGCCAGCGAGATTTCCAATTTTGCCACTAATGTTATTGGCGTACGCAAGTTTGATGATTTCGATAAAGACAAAATGAAAACTGACGCTGACGGCACTATCACGGTTACGAAAAACAGAGAATATGGCGAAGTCGGGAAGTTTGATATACGCTTTGACAAGGCAACGAGACGCCTTGCAGGGTACACCGACGAAGTCACGGAATATGATTGGATAAAGGAATGGTGAATATATGAAATTTACAATTAAAGGCCGTTTACCAAACCTAAACGACATCACCAATTCAAGCAGAGGCAACTACCATAAAGCCAACAAGCAAAAGCAACACGCTCAAGAATACATTTCTCTGTTCCTGCCAAAATGCAAGGTTAAACAATACCCGATATGGGTATACGTTGTCTATTTCGAACGTGACAAAAGGCGAGACGTTGACAACATAGCCGCAGGTGGAAACAAAGTGCTGATGGACGCCATGAAAAACCACGGACTAATCACAGACGATTCGCCAAAGTATATTGAGCAAGTTATATCTATCGTCCAGTACGACAAATGCAATCCACGCATTGAAGTGATAATCAGCGATCAAACTTATATGAACAATTTTATAAAAGCCTATTGCAAATTGAAATAAAGAATGATAGAATATAGAAAAAGAAGGGAGAAACACTATGAACAAACTATTGTTAAATTTAGAAAAGCAAATTGATCAAACAGAAGAACTTGTTAGACGAATGAGGGATGATTTGAGCGATACGGTCAAAGAACTCTCACCAGATGTTAATTTTAGACGAGCAATCAAACTTAGCGAAGAGCAAGTGCTGGTCATGGATCTTGATGCTCCTGCCGAAGTTAAAGGTGATATTGTAATCAAGCGCAAAGTGTCGGCAATCAGCGGAATTAATTTTGTTGAATATGCGAGGATAGAGAAGTGACGTATGAAGAATTTTTAGAAAGCAAAAAGATGAAAGTTGTTCCGACTGGGTTTGATCCTGTTTTCATGCCTGATATGTTGTTCCAGTGGCAAAAAGATGTAGTTACTGTTGCGGTTAAAAAAGGCAAGTTTTGTCTATTCACAGATACCGGCACCGGCAAATCTTTCATGCAGGTTACTTTTGCTGAAAACATTCACAGATACACGAATAAACCTGTTTTGATTCTTGCACCTTTGGCAGTTACCGAACAAACAAAAGAAGAGGGCGCAAAACTTGGAGTAACGGTTAATGTTTGCAGAACACAAGAAGACATTGTTAATGGCGTAAACATTACTAACTATGACATGTTGGATCACTTTGAACCATCTGAGTTTGCAGGAATAGTACTCGATGAAAGCTCAATACTTAAACACTTCACATCTAAAACAAGAACACAGATCATAGAATCGTTTGCCGACACTCAGTTTAAGCTTGCGTGTTCTGCTACACCATCACCAAACGATTATATGGAACTTGGTAATCACGCCGAATTCATGGGCGTTATGACCAGAACAGAAATGCTATCAACATTCTTCTATCATGACGGCGGAGAAACCGCCAAATGGATATTAAAAGGACATGCAGATGATCATTTTTGGGAATGGATATCAGAATGGGCAATAGCGATTAGGAAACCGTCTGAGATCGGATATTCTGACGATGGTTACAACTTGCCTCCACTAAATATTGAGGAAATCATAGTTGAATCTGAAAATGGGATAACAGAAGATGGTCAGCTTATGTTGATACCGCAACTGGCATCAACATTAACAGAAAGAAGAAACGCAAGGCGAGATAGTCTGGAAGATCGTTGCAAAACTGCTGCCGGACTTATGGCAAACGCTCCTGACGATCAATGGTTATTTTGGTGTGATCTTAATGTCGAATCGCAAATGCTTACTAAGTTGACCGGTGGAACTGAGGTTAAGGGGTCAGACAATCGTGATTATAAATCTAAATCGCTTTTAGGTTTTTCACATGGCGAAGTTAAAACGCTAATCAGCAAACCATCAATAGCAGGGTTTGGTATGAATTGGCAAAACTGCCATAACATGGTTTTTGTAGGATTATCAGACAGCTACGAGAGCATGTATCAGGCTATTAGAAGATGTTATAGATTTGGTCAGAAAAAACCAGTAAACGTCTACATTATCACATCTGAATCAGAGGGAGCGGTCAGAGAAAACATAGCAAGGAAAGAACTGCAAACCGATGAAGTATTCTCACAGTTATCTAAATACTCAAAAGCAACAATAGAAAAAGAAGTCAGACAAACGTATCGTCAAACGGACGAATACAACGCAATTTACGAAATGGAGATACCGAAATGGCTAAAGTAAAAGATCAGTTTATTCATGAAAGGTTTGCAATCTATAACGGTGATTCAACAGAAGTTTTACAGGGCATACCTGACAATTCTATTCACTTTTCAGTGACATCAATTCCTTTTGCAAGCCTTTACACTTATTCAAATTCTGAGCGTGATTTAGGAAATTCAAAAAACTATGAAGAATTCAAAAAACATTTTGAGTTTTTAGTTAAAGAATGGGTCAGGGTAATGATGCCTGGCAGACTTATTTCAATTCACTGCATGAACTTGCCAACATCAAAAGAACGTGACGGACGCATAGGATTGAGAGATTTTAGAGGCGATGTGATAAGGCTTCTTGAAGATTGCGGCATGGTTTATCACTCAGAAGTTGTCATTTGGAAAGACCCGGTCATTGCTATGCAAAGAACAAAAGCGCTCGGACTTTTGCACAAGCAAATCAAAAAGGATTCCGGCAGATGCAGGCAAGGTATCCCTGACTATCTTGTAACATTCAGAAAGCCCGGCGACAATCCAGAGCCAATCACGCATACGAATGAAACTTTTCCGGTATCAATGTGGCAAGAATACGCAAGCCCGATATGGACAGACATCAATCCGTCTGATACGCTTCAATATAGATCAGTTCGAGAAGATAAGGACGAGCGCCACATATGCCCTTTGCAGCTGACTGTAATTAGACGAGCAATAGAACTTTGGAGTAATCCTGATGATGTTGTTTTAGATCCGTTTGATGGAATAGGTTCAGTTGGTTATGTGGCATTAGAAGAAGGCAGAAGGCACTTAGGTGTAGAGTTAAAAGACAGTTACTACAAACAAGCTGTAGCAAATTGCAAAGCCGTTATAGAACGTCCTGAGCAATTAACGTTAGAGGAGATGGCAAAATGAATATTGAACTAATGAAACTGCAAAAAGAAATCCACGCTCAAGAAATGATGATAAAAGAAGTAGAAAAAGAACTTACACGATTAACGCATGAATTTTATCCAGAAGTTGAATTTGATAGAGTTATATCTGTTGACAGTGAAGGTATTTTAGTATTCTCACTTGTAGGCGAAAGCGAAAAATTAAACGATGGCTTAATCCGCATTACAAAATATGCAAACGACGGTACATTGTTTGAAACTTATGAGGAGATAAAGAAATGAGAATATTTATCAGTGGTAAGATAACCGGCACTAAAAACTATCGCAGAAAATTCAAACGAGCAGAGCGCAGACTAAAACGAGCAGGGCATCAGCCGGTCAATCCGGCGGTGTTTCCTGAGGGTTGGGCGCATGACCAGTATATGTACATAACCATGTCAATGCTCGAAACATGCGAAGCAATCTACATGTTAAACGATGGCGACGATTCACTGGGTGCAGAAGCGGAAAAACGACTGGCAAAAGAACTAAAGTTGCCGATATTTTACGAGGGAGAGGGGATTATATGCAAAGATTAAATACAATCCTTGAATACATTTTACTGGCAGTTTGCTTACTATTAGCAATCAAAGGAACTATGCAAGCAATACCGTTTGCAATATTGTATGTAGGTGTTAGACATGAAAAGGCATTATGAGAGAATTTTTACCGAAGAAGAAAAACAGTTTGTAAAGGACAACATAGACAGCCTGACAATAGCGGAAATTTGCGTGCATTTGAAATGCGCAAGCGCAACGTATTACAAGGCGTTTGGCAAGAATAAAACCGCAAGATATAGACCATCGAAAAAAGAGAAACAATTCGTAAGAGATAATCCTGAAATGTCAAAGATTGAGCTAAGAAATAGACTTAACCTAACGCAACGAAAAGTTAACTTCTTAATTAAGCAAGTAACCAGAGATATAGAGCGAGAGAACGAAAAGAAAGCGCCACCGCCGGAGGTTTACTATGATATCGAATGGTCAAAACGAGCAAGAAAACGCTGTGAAGCAATGCGAAAGGCTGCTGCAAGACGCAAAGAGAGCTGATTCTGATTATGTTGGAATAGAAACAACACTACTTGAAGAACTTCTTAAAATAGCAAATAGCGACGTTTCTACACCATCTCACTATATTCACGGTAGCATTGAGACAATCGACATCATTAAAATGTGTTTGACGCCTGATGAGTTTGCCGGATACTGCAAAGGTAACGTTATTAAATATCGTGAGCGAGCGCCGTATAAAGGCAACAGCCAAAATGACTACAACAAAGCGAGGTGGTATTTTGAAAAGCTCAGAGAGTAAGTTAGGATATTTTATCGGTCAACTAATCGGCGTTTTAATCATTATTGTTATATTCTTTGGATTGATAGTAGCGCTTAAGTTTTTTGTAGGGTTTTTAATATGAACAGGGACAGAATAGAGCATCTCTTAAGGTCTGAGCCGGCAATATGGGCAAAAATAGCAAAATGTGGCAGAGAACCGGCGATAATGGAATCAATGGAACAGCTAAAGTTTAAGCTTGCCTGGCATACTTGCAGGATTTGCCCAGAAACAATAGAAAAATATTTGCCCAAAGAACTCTACACCGATTTTAGCGAAATGATGACCGTAAGAACCTGGTTGCAATTTTTATCGTCTGACGATCAGCGCGTACTCAACGTTTTGCAATGTGGAATCAGTCAAGGTGCCAAGTTTTGCAAGCTGCCACGATCTACCTACTATGTGAGGGTTCAGGCAGCTCTTGACAAACTATCAGAACTACTTGCAAATCACTAACATTTCTGCTAATCTAAAGCTATCTCCTTTCTATTTCCCGCGGGCGAGCGTCAAGGTTTTTTTGCTTTACTTGGCGCTCTTTTTATATTTCAAAAGGCAATTTATTTTCGCTCAACCTATTGCAATCTGCAATACACTGTGTTAGAATAAGAGTATCAAAGCAAGGGAGATTAAAGCAAATGAACAATACATTAAATGGCGCTGTTGATATTCTTATGAGCAAAGGTTATAGCTGTTCTGAAGCGGTTCAAGAGTTCAAAGACACTACAAACTATTTTCTAAGAGGCACAGGGCGCACAGTTGCCGACATAGTATATGCAGAAGAATGCGCACTAGAAAGCATAAGAGAAAGCTAAACGCCGAGGCCGGCGGTATATCCGGCCAGAAAGGAGCATTATGAAGAAAGCAGAAAGCAAACTAATCGAACTAATCGCAAAGTACCCTAATTTGCCCATAGTTGCCGTTATAAGCGACGACGTTGCTAATTCTTATACGTTAACAGGTGAGATATGCAAGGCGTATATAGAGCGCGTAGCGTGGACTGATGACGGGTACGAGCTGGAAAGCAACAAAGACAAGTTTTGCAACTTTGAAGTAAAATTGTTCGGCGCAACATACGAACAAGCAGAAGAACGGTTCAATGCGCTCGAATGGAAAGAAGCTATTGTGTTCGAGATAGACGTATGAAAAGGAGATACAATTAATATGGCAAGGATTAAACTGAAAAAAGTGTATTGTAATAAATGTGGGGCTTTAATGAATCTTGTTGAATATTTCAGCTGCAAAAAACATGGTAAGTGGTGGAAATGCGCAGTATGTGGAGAGGAGAAAAAGCAATGAAACTAAGTGAACTAAAAGAACTTAGAGAATCGGTTGAGGTTGGATTGTACGACGACGAAGCATTGTTGAAACTAATCGATGAGCAGATACGCATAAAACAGCAAGGGAGAAAAAGAATGAAACTAAGCGAAGTTATAGCAGAGATTGAGAACGGTTCAACAAGAACGTATGAGGCGATAATACCGGAAATGGACAATAAAGCAAGAATAAAAGCAAACAAAGGCTATTACCATCTCGAAATTTTTAATGACAAAGGACTAATCGGACAAGATCTTGGCGGCGGTGCTTTCAACGGCAACATAATGCTTGATTACGACTGGAGGCCAAAGCCAAAATATGTAACGTGGCAAGAAGCGTTAAAAGCTATGGGAAATGGCGAGAATATATTTTGCGAGCTGCCAGAACAAACCATTAAATCAAGTGAAATTGGTTTTAACGTAACGCCGCACATGATTAAATATGGAGTTTGGGGGATTGAGTGATGAACAACATAGAATACTTAGAGCAAAAACGCCTTGAAGTCTTGAAAGATATTAAGCCGATCTGTGAAGCGTTTGGAATCCAGGACTATGACTATGAGGTTTCGGACAAAGGTCAAAGCGAAACGTTAAGATTGAATCAGACGCGAATCGGCTGTTCTTGCAACTCGATTTTTGCGATTGAACAAGAACTGATAGGCTACATTTTTGTAAAAATGTGGAAAGACCGGAGTTTAGGTGCCTTTGAAAATCAAACGAAAAGAGTGATTAAGCGATACTGGTTGGAGGATTGAGTGATATGGATAGCAACGGCAGTTGGTCAAAAGAAATAGCAGAGAAATATCTGAAAGCAGAAGTGCCACCTGTGAAGTTAGGAAACAAAAATAAAACAGGCGAATGTGGTATGTGTGGAATTAAAGTTAAAAAGCTGTATCCACACAAAGTAGGACAGGTTGATTTTATGATTTGTGAAAGATGCAAGTCAATAATGGATATGAGGTAAGAAAAATGGGTAAACAAATAACAGTTACATGTGATAGTTGTGGAATAAGTATTTACGGTAAAAAATATTACACGATGAATATCAGAAAAATAGCACAAGGCAAGCAAACGATGAATCCCGCAATTTATCTTTGCCCTCAATGCTTTAGAGAAACCAAACTTGCACTGCTTTTGTTTGATGGACAGACAGTGGAGGAGGATTGAGTGATGCCCGAATTAAAACCATGCCCGTTCTGCGGTGGTGAGGCAGAAGTAACGGATGAAGATAGTTATGGATTATCCAACGGTGATTGGATGGTTTGTTGCAATGAGTGTCATACATATTTAGGTTTTGATAGTCAATATGAAACACCACAAGAGGCAATCGAAGCATGGAACAGGAGAATGAGCGATGGATAGTAAAAAGTACAGAAAAAAACCAGTAGTCATCGAAGCAGTTGAATACGAAAGAGACAAGAATATAGCAAGTTGCATGGATTTCTGCCCAGACATGGTTTATAACTCAAAAGATAACGAATACGACATTATTACGTTGGAGGGTTTAATGAGAATCTCAAAAGGTGATTATATAATCAAAGGCGTAAATGGCGAGTTTTATCCTTGCAAGCCTGACATATTCCGAAAAACCTACGAGGAAGTGGCTATTTCCAAAATGGAAACAACCAGTTGCGAAGCGTGCAGTGATGACTATGTTTATCAAGAGGACTGGCACTTTTGCCCGAAATGTGGCAGACGTCTATAACCGAACAGGTGCAAATAGTGCACACATACACAAGTTTACACCCTGATGGGTAGAAAGGAGATTGAGCATGAGTAAACAAGGGGAACTTGAAAAAGCAATTGAGTATTTTAAGAGAGACTCATATACGACTGCCAACAAATTAAAACACAGTCCGCCTTTTCAGGGATATATTGACAACTTAGAAGATCGCATTAAGTTTAATTATTTGGCATGGGAGGCACTTGAAGCAAAAATAGGAAAGCCTTGTTGGTATTGCGACGGAATACAAGACCATAAAGTTGTGTCCGTAAAAACAGTAGTTGATGAATTTGGCAGAGAGTTACCTGCTTACGACACGCCTTATAATTACTGTCCTGCCTGCGGTCGCAAACTAAACTGACATGTCCCGAATAATATACAACATTCGGTACGAAACATTGGGAAAAAGGAATGTATTCCCGAATATAAGGAATGAAAGCAGGTGAACAAAATGACTATTGATGAAATAAGAAACAAGATCATAGCAAACTACGAACAAGGAAAGCCGATAACAGATGGCATAAAAGATTACGACATTTACAGACTTGCACTTGACAAATAAACGGCAGTATGATAAAATATGTATTGTAGATAACTGTGTAAGGCGTTCCGCAAGGGGCGTCTTTTTTTTATGCGAGGGGCACATGAAAGAGAGAATAAAAGAACTAAAGAATCAAGGTTTGACATACAACCAAATAGGCGAAACATTAACCAAAGAAACAGGCGAATACTATTCCTGGCAACGTGTCCGGGGATTATGGCGACGATCACAAGAAGAAAAAGCACAGCCGAAATACAAATCAGTCATTGACGCTATACAAAAGCCTGCAACATTTGAACGCATCATGGCGCAAACCGGACTAACACCTGACGAGATTATAAACGAGATTACAAGGCTAAAAGCCACCGGGCATATTATAGACTACACCGCAGACGGTGTGACGGTAACTAAGCGTATCCACAGCGAACCGAAGCGCATTAGAAGTAATTGGAACGGCGATCACGTTGTAAGATTTGGCGTTGTCTCTGATACTCATTTAGGTAGCAAGTATACTCAGTTATCGCTCCTGCATCAGGCATATGATGCATTTGAGCAAGAGGGAATAACTACCGTCTATCACGCTGGCGACATCACAGAGGGCGAGAGAATGCGTCCAGGACATGAATATGAATGCTATATACACGGCGCAGACGAGCACGCACAGGAGATAAACACGCATTACCCGAAGCGTGACGGAATTACAACGTTCTACATTTTAGGCAACCACGATGCGGCTTTTGTCAAACATGCCGGACTGAACATCAGCAAAATGATAAATCGTGACGATCTGATTTGTTTAGGCTTTGATTCTGCCACAATCGAGATAACGCCTAACTGCAAGTTAGAACTCAGGCACCCGGGCGGCGGTTCTGCTTATTCCATCAGCTACAAATCACAAAAAGCAATTGACGCTATGAGTGGTGGCGAGAAGCCTAACATATTGATCTTGGGACACTACCACAAACAGGAGTATATATTTTACAGAAACGTCCATTGTCTGCAAGCCGGAACACTACAAGCGCAATCAGGATTCATGAAACGCCTTGCCCTTGCTGCGCATGTCGGCTTTTACATCGTAACGCTTCATGTAGACGACAACGGACAAATCAACCGGTTTCTACCGGAGTGGAGACCATTCTATCAGTCGATTGAAGAAGATTATAAAAACTTTGTAAGATAATTTGCAAATAAGTATTGCAATCCGTAATAACCTATGCTATACTAAGACTATAGAAAAGCAAAGGAGATTACGGAAATGTGGAAATCGATAACAATTAACGGATACGAAATATCTATAAAATGCTATGAAACCGGTTCTGAAAGTGGCATCAACGGTGGCAAAATATCAAAGCTGGAAATTAAGAAAAGTGGTAAAATAGTTGTAAGTTATGAGCGTGGCTGGTACATTGAGCCGGGGAAAGACGCAATAGAAATTTACAACCAAATTTTAAGCAAATACAACTAAACCACACACCGAGCCGGAGCGGTTACTCCGGCAGAAAGAGAGCAAAGCAATGAAACTTGTCATCACCGCGAAAACAGAAATAGAATTAAACGATGAGTTGTTAAGCTTAGATGTTTTAGAAAATATTACAGACGCAAAGTATAACGAAAAAACTAACGAATTAGAAGCAAGCAGAAGCACGGCTGACTGGATTATTTTCCAAATCACAAAGCAAAATGAAGTATATGAAGAACTGTGCAAGGTTTCAACTACTCCTGTGTCTGATTGGAATAAAGCTATCAGAGGCTTTGAAGATTTCGAGGACATACCATATATGGTGAAAGACTTCATGGATTATAAATATCCTCAGCACAAGATAAACAAAAAACGCTGAAATGTGGTATAATAGTAATAGGGATTAAGGCGCAATCTGAGGAGAGCGAGCGGAGAATGCCCGCAGCATGGCACAGCTAAAGTGCTCGCCTCATGCGTGGGGCGCACATGGGCGTAAAAGGTTAAGTCAACTATTTCCAAAATGGAAACGGTTGCAACATGGGTTCGAATCCCATTACGTCCACCATACAGTAGAGAATGTATAGCTTGACGAAGCGAAAAGGCGGAATCGGAAACGCCCTGACATTCTCTTTTTTGTATTTCCGAAGTTCTGCAAAGGGAAGCAGACAAAACACATTCCGAGGTGTAAAAATGAATACAATGCTATTAGACGAGTATCCGCTGATTATCCTTAAAGGGTTAGCATCAAAAATAGGACTAAACGAAGCTATAGTACTTCAACAAATCCATTACTGGCTAATCAAGAACGAAGAGCGCAGAATGAACTACCACGACGGCAGATACTGGACGTACAACTCATACGACAATTGGCAGAAAGAGTTTCCGTTCTTTAGCGTAAGCACAATAAGACGAACAATTAAATCGCTCGAATTACAAGGATTGATTATTGTAGGCAACTATAACAAGTTGAAAATAGACAGAACAAGGTGGTATACAATAGATTATCAAAAGCTGAAAAGTATTGACAATTCCCCATGTGTTCAAAATGAACAGATGGACTGCTCAAATTGGACAGATGGTCATGCCAAAATGAACAGACCATTACCAGAGACTACTACAGAGACTAACAACAAAGACAAGCGTTTACATCATCTGCAAGCATCTGATGATTTTGTCTCTATTTATTTGACAAAGCTTGATAAACTAAAAGAGGTTAAACACCCAAGAGTAAGTGATGAACAAGAAGTATATATACAAGAAGTAATAGACCTTCTGAAACAAGAAGGAATAACCACTCAGGAGTTTAGCGAAGCAGTAGATGAACATTTACTATCGTTGAAACCTGGAAATAATGGCAGTATCCTATATATGTTTGAACAAGGGTACAACTATTTCGGGTTAGACACGAGAAAAGGCAGGTGGTGATATAAATGTCGAAATACACAGACTTCATTGAAGATGGCGGTTTGACCAAAGTAACTGCCTGGACACGAGATGGATTGATCAATGAGCAGATAGCTAAAAACATAGGTATAACGCTGTCTACATTGTATGAATGGAAGAAAAAATACAAAGAATTTTCGGACGCCTTAAAAAAAGGCAAAGAAGTTGTTGACATAGAAGTAGAGAACGCACTGCTAAAAAGAGCATTAGGCTATCAGTACAAGGAAACCACCTCAGAGCGTGCTATGGTAGGCAAAGATGCAAACGGCGATCCGGTGTATAACCTTGTTGTTACTAAAGAGGTAATCAAGCATCAACCACCAGACACAACAGCGCAAATCTTCTGGCTTAAGAATCGTAAGCCGGCCGAATGGCGAGATAAACAAGAGAACATCATATCAAGTGATAACCTCGAAATGTCAATCAATCAGATACAGTCAATCGCAGACCTTGTCAATAAGCCAACAGAGGAACGCAAGCTAAACGACTTTATGGGAGAGCAAGATGATACCGTACGCACCGCTGACGAAACGACAGACTGACTATATATTAAGGGTACAAAGTAGTTGGCTGTCAATCGCTGAGGGCGGTAAAAGAGCATCTAAAAACGTAATTAACCTGATAGCGTGGGCGATCAAACTCGAAACACACCCAGACAAAATACACCTTGCAGGCGGCGTAAGCTTGTCAACAACTAAGATGAACATAATCGATTCAAACGGTTTTGGGCTTGAACACATATTCAAGGGGCGCTGCCGAACAGGACAATACAAGGATAGAGACGCACTCTACATACAATGTAAGGCAGGCGAGAAGATTGTTATCATCGCAGGCGGCGCAAAAGAAAACGATGCTGCACGCATAAAAGGCTTCTCAATCGGATCAGCTTACATATCAGAAGCTAACGAGTGTTGCGCTACATTTATTAAAGAAGTATTTGACAGAACACTGGCATCTAATGATAGGTGCCTGATATTTGATTTGAACCCTAAACCACCGCGGCATTGGTTTTACACAGATATCGCAGACTTTCACGAAGAACAGCAAAAAACTAATCCCAAGTACGGCTATAACTACGGACATTTTACCGTCGCTGATAATCTATCCATAACAGACAATCAGCTGAGGGTACTCATGGCAACGTATGACCGGGATAGTCAATGGTTCAAACGTGACATCTTAGGACAACGCACAGCTGCAACAGGACGCATATACACAGGCTACCGCTACAAAGACATCGCTGTAACTAAGGACTGGATAAGAGATCAGAAGTTCATAGACTTCACGATAGGCGTTGATGTAGGCGGTACAGACGCAACCGTAGCGACACTAAACGGCTTTACTGCTGGATATGAACACGTGATCATGATAGACGGATACTACCATAAGCAAGGCATTGAATCAGGCAAAGACCACGCAGCATATGCGAGCGACATAGTCCAGTTCATAAAACCGTGGACTCTTGTATATCCGCAAATCGCAAACAGTACGATATTTGCTGAATCAGCTGACAAACTATTCAGACAAGCACTTAGAACAGCGTTAGACAAGTCAGGCTTTTACGGTATTAAAATAGTACCGTCATACAAGAAGGACGGTATAGTAGACCGTATCAATCTGCAAAACATTCTAATCAATCAGGGCAGGAAGAAAATAGCTAATCATTTGTCAAAATGGTTCGAAGCATACGAGAACGCACTATGGGACAGCGACGAATACGCTGACAAGGAATGGGTAAGAGTTGACGACGGTTCTTATCCTGTTGACTGCTTAGACAGCGACGAGTATTCTATACAGCCGTTCAAACAACATTTATTGAGGTGAGAAGATGGGCATTGTAAAACAGTTAAAGAACGCCATAAAAACATGGCTTGAAATTGAACCTGCTCAGGACAAAGGGGCGGTCACAATCAAAGAAGCACTAACCCACGATCAGACAGTCCTGCGCAATCGCATTTGGTATAGGGGCGACGCAAACGAGTTAGATCAATTCTTCAAGAAGTTTATTGATCCGGTTGGGCGTTCAAGATTCTGGGCGACTATCTCCGATAACCCTATCCGCAAGATTCACGTTGACATTCCATCTCAGATAGTGTCAAGGCTAACTGACATCGTAGCGTCTGACTTTGATGGGTTTGAAATTCCAGACGAATCAACCAACGAGCTATGGGAAGAAATAGCAGAGGATAACAAGTTCCAGGAACTGCTAAAACAATCTATCAGCGAAACGCTTGTAACCGGTGACGGCGCTTTCAAGATTGGCTTTGACCCTGATGTTAGCAAGTACCCCATCATAGAGTTTTATGGCGCTGACTATGTCGAGTATATGTATAATCGTGGGCGTAATGTGGGCACTATATTCTCGCACGTGTTCAGAAACGACTTTGGAACATTTGTCCGTAAAGAGTTCTACACCGACGGCCAGATAGAAACTAAAATGTACCGGCTGGAAGATGGGGTAGAAAAAGAAACAGACCTTATAAAGGTAGAAACACCGCTTGTAACATGGTCAGGCGGTAGGCTTGACATTCCGTTAATGTTCGATAAATCTACATTATACGAGGGCAGAGGTGAATCGCTGTTGTCTTCTAAGAACGATGCGTTTGACGCTTTAGATGAGGTAGTCAGCGAATGGTGGGATGATTATAGAAAAGGACGTGTAAAGCAGTTCTTCCCTGAGGATATGTTCCAACGCAATCCTAAAACAGGCGAGATTATGCGACCCAAGGAGTTTGACGATATCTTTGTCGCTACTAAATCAACCATGAGCGAGGACGGCAAACAACCTGGACTATTCACATATGCGCCGGCACTCAGAACAGAGA